TCTCAGAGCCTGCTCATACATTGGAAATGCGCTGTACCCAGACATACCACCCATTGATACCATCGCAGGCATATATGATTCCGGTTGCCCAGCACCGTATCCTTGCGGAACCATGCCGAATGCGGCAGCACCACGTCGGACAGATTGTTGAGCCATTAACTGATCTGGAGTGTATCCAGCAACATCTGGACCGCGCCAAGGCTGATACTCTAGCCTCTGAGCAGTTTCTGCACGTTCTAAATTGCGAATCGCTGGATCACGCAACCAGTCAGGTATCTTAACCTCTGTCGTGCTAGAGCCACCACCACCTTTGCCGCCGCCCATATTACAATTCCCGTGTTAATGCTAAATGTGTAAAATGCCAGTCAGTCTTTCCTAGCACCCGTTCCCAGCCAGTTCGACCTGCCGAGCTTAAACCATCGCAACCATTTGTCTTAGCAAATTCTACTATTGCTGGTTGCATATCCAGTATTGCTCCCATCTTACCACCGCACAAGAAAACGTGCAAAAAACGCTTCCTTGGAAAGTTGACAAATTCCGTTACAATACAAGAATCTTCATTGCTCCATAGCTGCATTTCATAATTGAGAACACCTCTTACAATATCAGAGTAAAGGTGAGTACCACCTGAATACTCCAGCGCATCCTCAATCCACTTTCTACATCTATATAATTCGTCAACAATGTCTATTTCGCCTTCCATTCTCTCATCCTATGAATTGGTTACCTCAATCAATGATAGTGTCACAGATGGGGCGGCGGGTGCAAACGCAGTAGCAGCCACAGCCTCTAGTCTAGTATCTAAATCATCAACAGCCCAAACAGATTGCAAATAATCACCAGCATTTATATGAAATACAGCAGCCCGAGACACTGTTTTATTTTGTCCGTTTGAATGCAGCGTAATAACCATTGTGGTATTTGCATACTCTAAGCCGTTGAGTTTCGGCCAGAAATAAAATGTTTTGGCGCTTGCTGAGCTTGAAAATAATTCAGCAGTAAATGTAATACTGTAAACACCTGTTTTTGCAAAGTTGATCTTGCTGGCATCGGTTCCATCAATCGAAATGTTTTGAGATATTACCTCACTATTCCATGTGATAGGAGTTTCAGTGCCAACAGTCGTGCAAGTTTGGTCAGTAGTGTCAACAAAATATCCATAAGAATACGTTGAACCGCCAGTATGCAGAGGAATCCACTCATCGTTCAGAGAAACCACGGGATATTGGTTGCCGTTGTCCCACAGCAGCATTCCATTCTCTGTCGCCCTAGACAAAGGCTCTTTCCAGTTTAGCTTGTCTCTCACACGCTGTAAGTGGGCGTTGAGGCGTTCACCCCACTGCTGAAACGTGCCAAACGGCTGTGGAGGCTTTTCACTCATCGACTACCACCGACTATTCCATTGATGCGTACAGTGCCAACACGGAAGCTGTCATTATTTGTCGCTTCAATGCGATAGCGTACCTGTCGCCCAGTAAATCTAGCAGATGTCGGCATCTGCGTTAAATCGTAATATGTGCTGTCAGAAGGGTATGTTGTCTCAACATCATTAGGATAAAACCTAGTCTTAAACTGCAACTTGATTTCACCCAGGGTTTTCTCATCGCCGACAATCTGATTGACCCTCATCACGTTGTCGCCATTCCCTATCGAGATAGGGCCAGTTTCAGCAAACGGCGTATTTGTTCCATGAGCCACATTGATACGCTCGTGACTGTATATAACACCAGTATTGTCAGCATAGATAGGGCGATCAAAAACACCGCGATCAGCGCCACAAGTCCGGCCCATACGTCCGATAGTCCAATGCTGTTCTCTGTATGAGTATGCGACATAAGAATCACATTCTGTATTTTCAGATGACGGGTAGAACCACCAAATCTCACCATGCTCTGAATTGTGGACAGCGTTAGATTTGGTGATCTGGTTTTTGTTTATGTCAGCAAACACATAATCTTGAACATCGCATGGCAGATGCTGCACTATTGAACCGTCGAATACGAAAAATCCATCATTACCGATCCAAAATGCACCAGCCTCGATGCTAATGACACCACATCGTGACGCAACTCCACATGACGTGCCTACACGCTCAAACCCGTAGACATAAGGTGGCCCCTGATAGGTAGCCAAGTGAGCATCAGTTGTAGTCACGATTAAAGCCTTGCCGCGCACCTTGACCATCTGCATGATTTCGCCGTTAGTGGCAAGCTCAAAGTCTCCAGCCTCGTTAGTGGCAGATGGTGTCCATGTAGTGTTATCTTCCTTGTCAGACCATGCCAACTTTCGTGGGCTGCTACCAGCCTGAATAGCAAACAAAAATCGTTCTTCAGAGACAAATACGCCTTTGCAGTTGATAGGAGAGCTGCTGATCTGAACGGCATCGTTTGCCGGATTTAAGTCCCATTCATACAGCTTGCCGTCACTTGTCAAGCAGGCAATTAGGTTTTCCCCCCAGTTATCAATAGACCATGTGTCAGCCTCTTGGAAGATGCCGGATGTAGGTTGTGACACCCCATAAACAGAGTTATTGCTGTTGCCGCCATAATAACCACCGCCATAGGCAGAGTTGAGTACAGCACTCCCGTTTCCCGTTACAAGACCGGCTGGCGTGATGTCTGTTGCGGTTCCACCAGAGGATACATACAACAATTCGGAAGCAGAGCCAATCGCAATGTTTGAGTTGGAGTCATTATCGACCCAAGTGTGTAGCTTGCGAGGAGCCATAGTTACATTAGCTGAGACATCTGCCCTTTCAGACCACCCTCCAATCGGGCGCAATGACCCATTACGCCACCTGACTAAGCTGGCATCTCTCCAGCGATTAGCGCCTTGGTAGTCTGTGCCGTTCCTGTAGACTCCTGGCGGTATTTCTAATGGTATGAAGGCCATATTCTATCTCGTCAAACGACTTTAATTACCAATTGCAATAAAAGTTGTATCACCACCACTTGCATCAGTTGTTACAAGTATTGAACTTAAACTTGTACCATTTTTTCCTGCGGAACAGGAACAATTATCATTATCACGACTGATAGCAG